CTCATGGAAGATCAAGAGCCTAGCAAAGTCGAAACTGTTGTCAAAGTTTGCGTTCTTCTTTGGAGTGCAACGCTATTGTCCCTCTCATACTACGAGCCGCCATCTGGCAAAAAGATCGTAGATTTTGACCCGACCTTCATTGCTTCGATTTTTTCAGCCTCGACAGCTTCACTGGGTTTTCAGATAAAAAAGAAAAAGGATAATATAGTAGATAATAAGAACACCAAAGCTAGTATCAAATGAAAAAACTACTGCCTTTTATCATCTTTCTTTCTCCGTCTAGTGCCTTTGCCGAGATCACAGCGAAATATGTGACAGCAGCTTCGTTTTCCATAGACTCGCCTTATGTAATTACAAATGCCGCACCAAGTTCATATTCTATAAGTGGAAATAATATTACTACCTCTACAGGAACAGGGGACAGTGTGGTGACAAATGGCATAGGTGGATTAAATCTTGGCTCATTGAGTTCGGGAGTTCCAGCCCTAATACAAACTAATAAGGTGGTTTCAAATTCTGGTTCAGCTTTTTCGCTAAGTGAGTCATATCAGGCTGGTGATAGTACACAATCCGCAATCACTCCTTCAAGCGGCATAGCAACACTTCCAGTATTAGGTGGACAAACAACAGTTATTTCTGGCGGGACTCTCGGCTCTGGAAGCATTAGCAGTGTTTCAAGTGGTATTCATACTTGCTCTGGAGCATTTGGTTCTGGTACTAGCTGCACTGCCTCAACTACAGTCTCGATTGAAATTGACTAGATTTTGGTTATTATTAATAATATTATTACCTCTGAGAACCCTTGCCACACCTATTGTGCCTCAGTTTAGGTCAGGGTCGAGTACGCAATCAAGCACCTCTCAATCTGTAATTAATGAGACAATCACTTCGCACCAATACAATTCTGGCTTTTCCTATTCAGCATCAGGCCATAATATCGAATCAGCAGATGTTGATGGCTATATCAACCCCTCAACAGTTTCTGGTGAAACTCAGACTCTTGGTGGTGTCCAGTTTAGTTGGACTAGCCCTTCACTTGAGGCAGTTCCTAGATGGCGAATAAAAGATGCTGGGCAAAGTTTCAGTTTAGTGGAGTCACTGCAAGGGGCTGGTTTGGCAAACGTCACTACAATAAATCGAACAATAACAACAACTACAACCACAGAAACAACCTCTGTCTTTGGGCAATAATTTTATTTCTTAGCCCTGCAAAAGTTTTAGCAAATACCACAGTTGCCTCCCCGAATAGCTCGGCTCAAGGGGTAGTGAATAACAACGCCACCATGATTACGCCCTCCAGCTTGCCCCAGAATCGCTACAGTCAAGGAATTGTTTGCACCTCGCCCAGTTTGACCATAACTCCTTATTTGACAGATGCATGGAGCTTCAACAGGCCAATACAAACAGTTACTAGACAAAACATTTATGACGAGGATACAGGTGAGATTAAATATGTCCAAGAAACACCAAGATTTGAGAAAGATAATTACAACTTAAATTATGGAATATCTATGCAATTTAATATTCCTTTGGGTAATGGTGGGGAACTTTGCAAGAAAGCTGCGGCTGTAAATATTGAAGCTCAAGAGTTATTAATCAAGAAAACAAAATTAGAAATGGCCTTGTATAGGCTAGAGGTATGCGGTAAACAAGCCAAGCTCGGAGTAGTGCTGACAGGTGAACACGCAGTTACTTGTAAAGATGTAAAGCTTATTGCCTTACCAAACCAAGTATTACCTCATACTCACAAAATAAAATAAGCACCAGCCCTGAACTCGCTACCTACACGTTGGTGTAGAGGTTTACAGGTAAGTGATGCTTAAAGATTATTTTACATTATCTTTCTTTTTTGTAAATCGCTTGCTTAAATTTTTTATACCAGCCTTCGCCGCCCCTTGTATCAGAGGGACAAGAGCCGCAGACCCACCAGCGACCACACCAATAGCAAAAGTAGAAACAAGAACTTCAGGTGTACCAATAAAAGTCTCTCGAAAGGGTACGTCCTCATAAAGGGTAATGCACTCTGTTTTGTCTGAGGATAACTTATGTCCTATTACTCTTTCAATGCGTTTTGCATTTCTGTAATCTCCCACTTTTTGCTCTTTTTTACTTGGACACTCTGGGATAACTAATTCTTCTTTTTTCTTTTCTGGTGTTTCAGTTTTTGGAATATCTGACTCTGGCATAGGTGGGGCATCATTTGTAATTGGCAAATCTTCAGTAGTTACCAACTGATCTGGTCTGTAGTCGATAGGGTAAAAACTAGGAAACAAAGATTCTCCACAAGTCAGAAACACTCCATTAGGGTCATCAAGCAAAAGCTGTGTGTTTCCAGTATTTTTTATATCTCTATGTTGATAAGTACAACCCACAACATCTATTTCTAAATTTGTTATTACAGGCAATACAGGATCTGGCTTGTATATCTCAGGAATATAGACCTCTGGAATATTAATTTGTTTGATACCTATTTCTGGTATCTCCATCAACTCTTAGGTTTTATATATTCTGGAACTGTTGGCCCTGTCATATCTGGCAAAGCATTGTCTAATACTTTGGGCATTATTCCAGATACGTTGTCAAGAATCTCATTCATAACCCTAGCCTTGAACTGCTCAGAGGTAACAAATCTGTAAGCGTAGTATGAACCGCCCAACATTGACAAGGTAAGAAAAAGCGACAACAATGAGGCTATCTGACAAATTTTTTGAAACATAATGCTGAGAGAAATTCTAATTAAGTTGACGACCCCTTTGACTTTGTTGACATTTTGCCTTGTGGTGTCCCTAGCTCCACTGTACCTGATGGCTGGGTTGTTGACTCGCTTTTCTTCAATGCAATCTCACCAAACTGAATCCCGCCCTCAATCATTAAAATAGTTCTTGTTATTTCATCAAGAATTTTTTCAGCTTCAAGTTTTTTTTGTTTCTGAACATTGAGTTCAGCTTTCCACTCAACAATTTGTTTTTCTGTGATTTGTTTCATTAGACAATAGTAAGAGTTTCTCCAGAACCAACAGTGACAGTGACGCCACTTGAAATTTCTATAGGCCCTGCACTCATGGCGTTTTTGCCATTAGTAATAGTATAGTCAGTCGTTACAGTTTGACCATTTTCATAGAATATCTCATCAGATCCACCACCTGTTGCCCCAGCCGATATGCCTGTCAGTGCAGATCCATCACCAGAAAAAGCTGTTGCTGTACAAGTCCCTGTAACTGTAAAACCACCTGTAACTGTCTCTGCTTTCTTTGCATTATCAAAATATAATTCTACTGCTCCGTTTGCAGAAAAACTAGCTAAAGTCTCACTCTCGGCATTATTCTGAATAATTAAACTATCACTACGAAGACGTAAATTACTTGAAGAAATAATTTTCAAATCTCCAGTAATATTGTTAATAAAACTGGCTGATCCATTATGGAAAATTTCTAAATCATCACCAGTTCCTAGTTTTATCTTTTCACTGTCCTCCATATCAATAGTAGATGGAGCAATAGTTGTATCTGCAACTGTAGTTATATAACCAGCACCATTAGTAATTGCGTTATTGTTCAAAGAAATATTTGCCGTTCCATCAAAGCTAACTCCTGCGATAGTTCTCGCAGTTTCCAAAGCTGTAGCTGTAGCCGCATTTCCTGTGCAAGATCCTGATGATCCAGAAACATTACCAGTTACATTACCAGTCAGATTTCCAGTAATAGTTCCATCTACATCTAAATTTGTGCCATTCAATAATTGTAATTCTGTACTTTTAAATCTTCCAGTAATAACATTGGAACCAGCCTTTCTATGTGCAAATTCAATAATTCCATCTTCTGTTCCAGAACTTGCATCATCAATTTTTCCTGTAATTTTTGCATAAACTTCCTTACTGCCATCATCACTTTCACCTGTGAATTTCAGTTGACCTAAGTAATCCGCATCTGCTGGTGATGAGCTATTTCTATATAATTCAAGCTCTGGAGCAGCGGAACTGCCAGCATCAGTTGATGTAAGTGTTAAATTACCAGTTCCAGTTATATCTGATGTAAAAGCTGGTGATATTTTTGAGCCATCTATTGCTGCACTTGAATTTATATCAGCATTAACAATAGTATCGTTTGCTATCTTGGCAGACGTTACAACTCCGTTATCAATGGTAAAAACAGCGCCAGAACTGCTTACAGTAATATCTCCTTTATCTCCATCATCTATACCACCTGATATTTCAGCTACAGAATTATCATCTTTTTTTGTAAATAATTTACCTGTATCTGTTCTTAATGCAACTTCACCGACAACTAAATCACTGGCACTTGGATCACTGCCACTTGCATTTTTAAGCTTAATTGTGACTGCCATTTGTTCACCTCCTTAAAAATCAGCGTTTAATATGTGCCGCCATTAATATCAAAACCAGAAGTAGCTCCATCTTCCAAAAATGTGACCAGATCACTCAAAGCAACTTGGACAACGCTACCATTGTCGTTTATAACCATGCGATCTGCTGTTGCTAAAGTGGTTGATGTTGCAGCTGTACCGCCGTCCAAGACGTTCAATTCTGAAGTCGTTACGGTTGCGCCATCAAGAATCGAGACTTCAGTTGAAGTTAAAGATGCCAAAGCTGAAGCTGCGCCAGATTGACAACCAGACAAAGCATCTAAATCAGCGTCATAAGCTTGAACATTTGTGCCTATTGCAAGACCTAAAGCTGTCCTTGCTGCTGATGCTGAGGTTGCACCTGTACCACCGTCAGAAATTGCAAGAGTTCCAGTAATCGAACTTGCTGCAAGATCAACAGCGATTTCACTTGACTCAATAACTAGACCACCATTTGATTTGAGATCAACGGATAAAGTGTTACCACTTTTTGAGAGTCCGTCTGATGCCACCACCTGACCCGCTCCCGAAAATTGTGAAAATGCAAGATTATTAGTACCAACAACCGCTGATCCTTTGTCAGATGTACAAACAAATCCATTATCAGCATTGACTGTACCTTTCTCAACAAAAGTGAACATACCAGCCGCATCAGCCCCAGCAGCTAAGTCATCAGCCCTTGCTGGTGATGATCCGACTATGTAGATACCGTTCTCGGACGCGCTAGACTGGTCTTTGACCAACACTCTGTCATTTGTTGAAAGAGATACACCATCTAAAGTGTCCCCATTATTAAGAGCAGTTGCGATAGTGATGTTCCCTGTAGTTGCTGCGATACAACTGGCTTTGACATCTAATCCCTGACTGACTCCGTCTACATATGACTTACTTGCTGCGTCACCATCAGCAGTTGGTGTAGCTAAGTTTGTAATTTTTTGGCTGTTGAGACTTACAGATCCATCAGGTGCAGTAAATTCATTAAGTTTTAATAAATCTCCAGCAACTAAAGCTCTAAATGTAGGAGCAGCCGCAGATCCAGTTGTAGGGCCAGCTAAAATTGTATTTGCTGTTCTTGTATCTGTCTTGTTAAAAAATGCTCCAGAACCACCAACAGTGATGATTGAACTTGCAGATGGTGGGGTAGATCCATTATCACCAAAACCATAATATAATTTCAGATCGTTTTCGTTAAAGGCTAATTCTGAAGGAGATAAACTAGACGGCGCACCCGCACTTCCAGACGCTGCTCTTTTTTTAATTCTTATTGTGTTAGACATGGCCTAAAAATTTCCTCCATTAACAAGTGTGAGTTTAGTAGTTGTGGTATCTGCTTTAAATGTATCACTACTTGAGTCGTAATACACTATTGAATCATTAACTTTATTTGATCCATCAAAGGTAAATCCAGCAGCGGCGGGACCCTGAGGCCCTGCTGTGGTGATTTCAACTGT